GCAACTGCACCTGTCGTCATCGCTGCACCTCCACCAGTTGGTAACCAACCCAGAATGTATCTTCCAGCATCAAAACGCGTAGCATTAACCATAAGTGTTACTACGGTCGTTGCTCTTATAGCAAATACTCCATCCATTTTAGCCTTGTAGACCGGATTGTTAACCAATGAATTGAAACAATCATCGGCCAACAATAATCCAGCATCAGCAGCAGCGAAACTTCCTGAAAAGGCATTGTATGGCTTAGCGAGATATTCTTTAATACTAATCGCAGAACCATCAGAAATGGTGGTCAAGCTTTTAGCAGTCATTTGATGTGGAGAAGAATACTTGTATTCTCTAGTAACGGCATTAGTTACATCTTTAAGGCCTGAACCCAACATAGTAACTTCCGTTGCTTCGTTTTCAATAATAGCGCCAGCAGTACCTGGGGCGTCTACATTGTTCATTTGCGTGTATATTGTTTGGTCTTTTAACTTAGCAGAGTCGATGCAACCAAAGAGTAAATTGCAACATCTGATCATCTTATTTTCGTAGTTTGTATTATTCATTGTTTTTATATTGTTTGGTTTTTGTTTTGGAATAGTGAGATAAAAAAGGAAAAAATTGTTAAGAAAGAACTAAAATGAAGAAAAAGATATTTATTTTTGTATTTTTGAAGTTTTAAATTTTTTTTGTATTTTTATTATTTTATAGTTAAAATTGTCGAGTTAAAAGAAAAATTCAGAAGCCGTCACAAATTCCATTGCGGCTTCCCAATTATTAACTCTAGGAATATAATTGATATCGTTTTCAAACGAAGTCAAAGAATCATAGAAATCAGAGAATACTTTTTTCCCATGCAATGCAGTCTCCAGAAGAGCTGTATCGGCATTGTCTCTGGAAATTGATTCGTAATCTCTTTCTTTAGACCAGTAGGGTATTTCCCTTATAACTTCCAAATTCAACGGAGCTAAAAATATACCCGATCTGGTGCATTTTCGAAAAGTTCTTTTTAGGAAAGCTACCTCAGTAATGTTTCTCTGCTTTCTATCTGTTTCGCCTTTGTGTTCAGCAGTGTATGTGAGACCAATCTCTTTCATATACGGTTCTAATTCCACTTCGCTAAATGATTCAGCAATAGAACTATCAACCGCATAAACACTATCATCCCCTAGAGCGCACATATAAACGTACTCTCTAAAGAGATAAAGTTGATAGGTTTGATTTCCCATAATTCTGTAGAAACAGTATCTGTATGCAATACCATTATACATAGTATTGATCATAGCAGTTAAAGGATGACCACTGGGAAGACTTGAAACCCACGTATAAATCACACCTTTTGAAGACAAGTGTCGTGAATTGTAAACTTCAGCCCACAACACTTCTCTTATTTTTTTGTTTTCTTCTCCATCATTG